TCATCTCCAATAATCTGGCACATGTATTCTCTGTAAAAAACAGAGCTACGTCCTATGGACTCTAATTCTTCTTTTTTCTGTACTAATTTTTTTATTGGCTGCCATTCTTCCCACAATGCTTTATTTTTTACAATGCTGGGACTAAAATGCATATTGTGCCATCCCTTCATTTCTTTTAGTATTTCTACCATACACCTTTGATGCTGTGGTGTGCCAATAACAATAATCTTACCTTTTTTAGGGTCTAGGGAGGGAACAGCACTCTGTAATAGCCATCGTAGATTGGCTTCCATAGCTTCAGCGGTCTTCGTATTATTCTCATCTTCAGGATCGTCTACAATAATCAGCGTTGGTCTTTGACTTCCCACCTTAATTCCACGTAACTGTTGACCTGTACCTTTGCATATAATCATGGAACCGTCTTTCAATTCAACTTCGCTTTTTGCCCACTGCCGTGCACTGTGCTGTCCCCAATATCCGTATATTTGACGAAAGGTTGTACTGTACTCTATTGTGTCTTTAATCGTACCCAATAGTTTAATAGCATGATCCTGCGTTCTGGATACCAGTACAATAAGTTTTGCTCCACTATGGTTCATGATGTGGTAAAGGGGATATACACCACCGACTATAGAAGACTTAGCATGACCACGTGGAGCGATAATATTAATTTGTTTGTTGTCTTCTTCACATAAAGCATCTGCTATTTTGTAATGAAAATCTGGGGAAGGAGCCGAAAACATGTTTGGCATAATCACCTTACCAAACATAATCATATTTTGAACAAGTTTGTCTTTTATATATTTTGTATGATCTTTCAATTAGTTTAATTGATCTCTAAACGTTTCGTATTGATAACCTAATGCTTCTATTTCTCGTAAAGCATCTATAGCATAACTAGCCATCCAAGCAGAGTCTCCTTTCTGCATAATAGCCAATACATGCAATGCACGTACTGCAGCATCCAATTGCTCTGTTTTTAAGGCATCTTCTGTTATTCCTTGATAATCTAGTTCTGGATCATTCAGGTCGTTCATCTTCTTCACTCTTTCTTTGTAATGTTAGACGTTTATCTTCTTGTGCTATGGTATCGGCTATTTGTTTGGTGTAATCCACTTGTATTGTGTCGGTTATCATCTTTTTATTTGGCTTCATTTCCAATAAATCCATTAAATAGTCGTTTGCCTTTAGAAAATTGTTTACATCCCCTTTTTCTTCGGACATTTTTAGGGCTAATACAATATTATCTACAGCAAACTCTTTGGAGATGCTCTTTTTAGCCAATATTTCTTTTAATTTTTCTTCTACCATCTTTTTTGCTACCTTTTGTTTAAGGAATCTGCGTACCGTTGCAATGGGGATTTTCTGGTCAGGTCTATATATCTTACCAAGAGTGTTGTAGTCCACTTTTCCATCTGCAAGGAGCATTTGTGCATAGGCGGTAACAGTATTTTTAGCACGTGTTGTTCCAGCTTCTTCCTGATCCCATGTACGTTTGGGGTTGGTTTTGCTATATACTCCATATTTGTGGTTTTCTTCAAAATTTATTTTGGTAAAACGACTAGTCCAACCCACTCCACAAGTAAGTTTGACAAATGTCTTACATTGTCCCTGCTTATCTGTATAATCGTTTCTAGCATAACATAAAGCCACGTAATCATCATCGGTGATTGCATACTCCCCCACTTCAGCATCCTTCCAATAAGCATAATCCATCTTTTTGGTATCTGCTTGCTCTTTTGTATATACATCATAATGTGCTGTTTTGCCTTCAATTCTTCTTTTAATTCTCATTTCCCTTACTATATAGTTATCATTACTATATAGTAATGCATTACTATATAGTAATTCATTACTTTATATAAATAATTACTATATGGTTAATCCATACTCTCCTTTTTTGGAGAGTGTCCTAATTTTTGTGCTACTATTTTGGATATAATATCATATTCAGCTTCCATTTGGTCAGCAGTAGAATTTTGTTTAGATACAAAATATTCATACTCTTCATCTGTCATTACTTTTTCGTCCCACGTACCTGTAGATAAGTTAAATACTTCATATACTCTTTTTAATTTAGTCTTCATTTCTAGTATTACTTTAAGTTAGCATACTTATTTAACTAACTGAAAGAACTTTAGTTCCAAGTACGTATTTAGAAAATAGCTGTAGACTGTGTGTGAGAGACACATGTTGTTACTACCCCCCATGTTATCAGGTTGGGTTGGTTGAAAACGGTTGAGTTCATTGAATTAGTTTCATTACAATGTGTCTAGCGACCCAGTTACTTCTACTATACACTTACTATACACACACATACAACCACTACATATACTAATCCATACTGTATGTAGGAGCACTACTGCTTCCTTTATATATGGCTATGTTGCCATCACTAACCAATAACGTAGGAGTTACATCATGAAGAGAACTAAAAAAGAATCACAACTGGTAAAAGAATACCGTAAGAAATATGGTTCTTTACCAACGGCAATCTTGTCATTGCATAGTTTAGTTAGAAGTTTAAAACAGCAAGTAGGAGTGACAAATGGATAAAGCTAAAGATACGTTAGCATTTATTGGCTGGTTCACATTAGGAACTACTGCAATAGCTGTAGAGAAATGCTATAACACAGGTAAACATATCAAATCAGAACTGGATAATAATATGCCACAAGATCTGGTTAGATATACTATCACAAACATCAAAGCAAGGATGCAACATCATGGTAAGACTACTGAATCTGTTGCATAATGCAGTCATTATTGTAGTGTGTAGCTTTCTTGCTACCTCTATGATAATGGGTATCAGCTTGGTTATCTGGCTTCTCTTTGGAGTCAGATAACTATAGATCACTTACTAGGATTGCTTCCTTAATATATGAAATAAATTATTATCAAGACTAGACTCGGCAAGTCGAAGAATCAAAGGGCTGGTATGTATAAAGATATACTAGTTACAATCCGTTACGAACGGACACCATTTGGTACACATATTATAAGCGTAGACCTACGTATGTTACTAATATGGAATCAGGCTTTATCTTAGTCAGCCCTCGTCTTGTAAAATTTAACTAACCAAAAGGAGTAAACAATGTCCGTATTTGAACACGTAAGAAAACAACCAACACATGACTTAGGTCATATTGCATTAGTAGCAGTTCAAGAATTAATAAAATCTAAAATAGATGATAAAAATAGCCGTATTCATCTTTTAGATGGAAACGGTGATAATTATATAAATATAAGAGAATTTATTAATAAACGAGGCGGATCTATTGACGGCAATTTACATGATCTATTAAAAGTTAATAATCTATTACTACAATATGGAGGTTAATTACTGCTTCCTTAATCTTTGGCTATTCTAGCCAACAACTAACCAAAAACAATAACGTAGGAGTTACAAATGAGTATACGACAAATAATAGAAAAGAAGTTCAACAAACATACATGGTTTGAGAAAACTTGGACAAATAAAGACGGAGATTTTATCAATGAAAAAGTATTAGACATTGATGAAATAGCTACCTGCACAGATGATAAAGTCTTCTTTAACATGTGGACTTCTTTAAAAGAGAACGGAGATCACGAGGCAGAAGTAAATGCACAGCTAGACAAACTAGCAGAAAAGAACCTTTCACCTATCCTAAAAACCTTAAGAGAGTTTAAGGGTAAGAAAGGTATGTTTGAACGAGTCATGATAGCACGACCGTTAACCAGTACAACATCATAACAAACAGAGGCTACTTGGGACATCCTGAGTAGCCTTTTTTTACGTAAAAGGTGTGCTTCGCACCCAACTTTATTAAAAGTAATGAAACTAAAGTTTTACTTAAAAAATAGGAGCAACAAGCACAAATTTGAGTAACAAATAAGATGTTTTAGACAAATAAGAGTAATTAATGATTGCTAAAACTAAAGATATGCTTTATAATATAAGGCGTATAAAAGGGGATTTATGAACAATACAATTATTATAAAATGGGTGCAAGATACCGATTTACCTTTAACAATAATTGCACAAAATACAGGAATTTCTAGAAAGACTTTACATAATATAAAAATTGGCAAGCCTGCAAGAACAAGCACGTTAAGCAAATTGTATTTAGTCTATCAAAAAGAAATACAATTAATTAACAACAATCTAGAATTAAAGGATACTAGCATGGATATAAGTGATTTTTTAACTGAAACAGAAGACGATGCACAAAACAGTATTGATGCAAAGTACGTAATTCAGTTGCAAAAAGATAAAATTAAACAACAAGAAAAAGAAATTACTATGTATAAAGATTACATAGATACACAGCCACTACAAAAACTACAGTTTGATGAGATTTCAGAAGACATGAGTTCAACTGTACAGGTTCGCAATGTGTTTAGTTTAAAACCGATGGAGCGTAAAATGTCTATTGGAAATGGTTCAGAAAAGTTAGAAAAGCTATTAGGTTTACCTAAAGGTCATCAATTTTTTGCTCCAAATGAATGGTTTACATTTGATAAGCATCCAGTAGATGCTATTATAGATCAAGAAACTTTAGGTGAATTAAAAAAGATAACAAGGACTTTACCCTCGTTGTTTGAATCATTGAAGTTTATGGTAGGAAATCATTATATGACTTTTCCTGTGATTTATAAATACAAAAGAAAGCGTGTAAGAACTATGTGCTATTTACTTTTAGATTGGACGAGCAGACCTAAAAGAATTTTAACTAAAACTGTCATATTAAATGAAAATAATGAATAAATAATCAAAGGAAGTAGTACTGGCTATACTGCTTCCTTTATCTCTGCTTAAATAAACGTAGGAGTTACACATGGTTTGCAAACACCATCCAAATACACCTCTTGAATGGCAAGAGGTACAATCACAAACAACACACCCATTTACAGGTGAATCTATACGTACCTATCAGGACGTTGAATATTGTCCTGATTGCTTTGAAATAGCCACCGTTACAGGTACATGGAAACATGACCTTGTATTAACAAAATCCGAACAAATTAAAAACGATATATCACAATATGTCGAATCTAAAATAGCATCATAAAGGAGGTATTATGCCAACATTATTTACAAATCTATTAAAAGATAATAATCTAGTAGCAACAGCAAATGACTTATTAGCAGAAGCACGTAATGAATTACATAACCTAATGCAGCTACGTGACGATTTAGAAGATGAAATACATTGCAATGAAATTAAAGATCCTATCATAACAAGATTAACCAATTCTATGATACCAACTTTAGAAAAAATAGACAAGCTATTGTATTCTGCTGAAAAAGGAAACGTATATGGAAAATGATATAATACAAGACAAGTTATGTGAAGAAGTATTTCCAGAACTTGATGCCATGCTAGACAGAGAATCAACCAACATCATGTCAGAACTAAACATATCTGTATCTATGATGAAGGTTATTGTCGAAGCATGGATTATGGAAAAGGAGAAACAATTATGAATACAACATCTGCATTACGATTTACAAAACTATTAGCATATGCAACTTCAGCAATCAATGGAGTGATGACTGTATCAGCTCGCATTGCACAAAAAGCTGGAGATGCCATTACCGATACTAGACGATACAAAGTAGAAGTTATTGTAGAAGGTGCGACCATAAAAGAGCATCTGAATTGCAATACAAAACAAGTACAACGATTAATGAATGCTACCAGTCAATTAGGATTAACGCAGCTCATTGTAACTGAGATGTAGTTATTGGTTAGAACAGTGAAAAACCAGAGTCGCAATAAGCTATGAGCAACTTTAAATGTTTATTGCAACCTCGGAGCAAACCGAGGGATCCAATCTTAACCTAGGGGAAAGGACAAATCAAATCGGCTCTGGCATTCACAACAAGGATAAAATATGATAGAAACTAAAACAAACGACAAAAGACCTGCAATAGCTTATGACAGTAAAGAAGAAGTACAGCTTACGCTAGATGCTTTACAAGCTTACAGGTATAACCACGTAGATAAACAAGACTTAAACAAAGACGAACAAGTACGCAGACTA